GTGGTTTAAGTCTAAATGCTAGACCATTAAGCACATTAACTTCGTTGTATTTTTTAACAGGAGTTAGACTGTCTAAGACCACACGTAAATCTATAGTATGCTCATTTTCTGTTTGACAATGTAAACAAGAACTTTTCATATCCATGCCTGGACCATAGCTAGAAAGCCTAATAGCAATTAATATAGCATCGAGATCTACTAGCGGAATAGCCCATACGTCTTTAATTCCTGGACAACAACTAGCTATCATTGCTGCCATGCCTTCACCATTCATTAATGCATCTGGAGTTTTCAATAGAATTTCATCTTTGATGGTCATGGGATAAATTGCTATCTCACCCTTTAATGATAGATCCACTGAGTTTTCTGGGTAGAATTTCCCTCCACTGGGTAATCGTAGATAGATTGATGGTTGGCGATAATGTTTAGCTAACGGATTGTTAGCAATAGGTGTAGACATAGGTTTTTGAACTCCATAAATAGTATTATACTATTGTAATATTTATTTGGAAAAAACATGGCTATTAAAATTACTATTCCAGGGGTAGGCGACATTGAAGTCGAAGGCGCGGCGCAAGAAAGCACCATGCAGGAAATCCTCAAGGCTGTAAGTAAGTCTGATAAACCCAAACAGGCCGGAGAAAAGAAAGCACAAGAAGTCAAGAAGAAAGAAACTGAAAGCACTAAAAAACATGGGTCTGCACTTGACCAGCTGATCAAAGAAGAAAAGAAAGCACAAGATCAGATGTCTGCTTTTAGTAAACAGCTAGATGATACCGCGGTGGCCACAGCTAAAAGTCTAGGTAGTTTTGCAGGTAGTCTAGCATCTACTGCGGCAACAATTGCAGTTAGTATGATTAAAAATATCGACGACAATGTCTCTGATCCAATACAATTTGGTGCTAAGATAATTGACACCGGTATAGATATGATGGCGTCTGGCCTTAAAATTGCATCTGATGCAGTATTTGGTCTAGCTGATGCGGCTTTGTCTATTGGGGGACCATTAACTGAAGGTGCTGAAAATGCTTCTAATAAATTAGCGGAAGTATCTAAAGAAGTCATTGACTTCGGAGCCGCAATAGCCAAAGCTGGTAATGATTTTATGGCCGCTGAATTTAGTAAAACAGCCAAGGCCATGCAGGAATATACAGCCGCTGGTGCAAGTTTTGCTGGTGGTATGACTGAAATGCGTGATAAAGCAAATGCTAGTGGAGTGGGTATTACTACATTTGCAAATATTATTAAAGAAAGTCAAGCAACTGTTCATGAATTTGGTATGAGTGCATCAGAATCAGCAAAAATATTATCAAATGGTATGAACGCACTAACTAAAACAGTTAAAACAGTAAATGGTGTTCAGATAAATGCACGTGATCAATTATTGAATTTAGGTTATGGTTTTGAAGAACAAGGCCCGATTATGGCCCAGTTTATGAATCAAGCTAAACTTGCTGGTAAAAATTTAGCCACATTATCTGATAAGGAAATTGCCACTGGTGTAACTGAATATGCAAAAAATCTAAAAGTTATCAGCGACCTAACTGGTCAAGATGCTAAAAAACTAATGGAAAAGGCACAAGCTGAAACCAATCGTAGTGCATTACTTTCTAAATTGGATGCTAAACAACAAGCAGCCTTTCAAGCTACATTTTCAACACTGATGGCCGCAGGGCCATCGATGGGACCTAAATTACAAATTGCACTTGAGCAGATGCTAGCAGGTGGGTCAGTTACTGATCCTATTATTTCTGGCAATAAGCAAGTTATGGATATGTTGCAAAAAACTGTTGGACAGGTAAATTCCGGCAATGCTGAAATGGTTGCTAATACTCGAGATAATTTAACAGCAGCCGGCAAGGCATTTAAAGAATCCGGGCAAGGGGTATCGACTGACTTTGCTGCATTAGAATTACAAGGTCAAGCTAGTAGCGTAGTTCAAGGATATTCAGAACTAGGCAATGCTTTAAATAATCTGTCATTAGCTACAGATGATTCTGGTAAAAAATCAGCAGAAGCTGCTACTAAACAGCTGACTACTATAGATGCAGTTTCTACAGGATACACTAAAGCTACCGAAGCTGTTACACAATTCCAAGTTAAAACAGAAACATTGGCTACAAATTTAATGCCACAATATGCTACAGCTATTGCCAAGGCTACTACTACGGTATCACAAGCAGTGCAAGATGCTATGGACATTGCATCAGGCAAGAAGACAGTAGAACAAGTAGCTAAAGAACACGGAGTGGCTGGCCATGGTGGTAAAGATATTAAAGAGACTGGTAAAGACACATTAGAAGGTGCAACTGCTGGTGCAATTTCTGGAGCAGTGATTGGATCAGTTATACCAGTCATTGGTACTGCTACAGGTGCAATTATTGGCGGCCTTATTGGTGGTCTTGCAGGCTATAATTCTGATCCTAATGCTCCAGGCACAGGCAAAAGTGGTAGATTTGCTTCGATGAAACCAAAAGCAGCTAATGGAGGAGTGCTATCCGGGCCAACTAGTGGATTTGATGCTACCTTACACGGTACTGAAGCAGTGGTTCCACTACCGGATGGTAAATCAATACCAGTTAGTTTAGACATGTCTGGACTGGTTTCGGCTATTAATAATCAAACAATGGTACTACACCAAGTGGCCAAGAATACAGACGATACTAAAAAATATACATCACAATTAGTGCAGTTAACCAGTTAACTTAATAAATAGTGTAACACTTAGAGAGATTAACTTATGGCATGGAAGAAGTATTTTAAGACCGCAAACAATACAGCAGGACTAATGAGCCCTATTGGTAGTGGCGGCAATCTACCAGATCTTAAGTATACTAACTATGCTAGTCAATTGCCTGAAGTATATATCGGGCACCCAAACCGTACTGAACGTTATAACCAATACGAACAAATGGACATGGATAGTGAAGTTAATGCGGCGTTAGACATTCTAGCTGAATTTATGACACAACCTAATATCGAAAATGGTACAGGTTTTGATTTATTCTTTAAAGAAGATCCAACAGACAATGAAGTAAAAATTCTTAAAGATCAATTGCAACAATGGGTTAGCTTGAATGAGCTAAACAAACGTCTATTTAAATTAGTGCGCAATACTATTAAATATGGTGATCAAGTATTCCTACGTGATCCTGAAACATTTAAACTATTCTGGACTGAAATGTTTAAAGTTACCAAGGTCATTGTTAATGAAGCCAAGGGCAAAGAACCTGAGCAATATGTTATCAAAGATCTTAACATCAATTTCCAAAACTTAACTGCTACTGCATTAAGTAGTAGTGATACATTTGTTAACCATCCACAAGTTGGCGGACCTAGTGGAAGCTATGTTCAACCACAAACGCCATATAGCGGTGGCAGTCGTTTTAGTCATGCTAAAAATGAAGCAGTTATTGATGCAGAACATGTAGTCCACATTAGTTTAACAGAAGGTCTAGACTTAAATTGGCCGTTTGGTAACAGTGTGTTAGAAAGTATCTTTAAAATCTTTAAACAAAAAGAACTATTAGAAGATGCTATTATTATCTATCGTATACAACGTGCTCCGGAACGCAGAATCTTTAAAATTGACGTAGGTAACATGCCAACACACATGGCCATGGCCTATGTTGACCGTGTTAAAAACGAAATTCACCAACGTAGAATTCCTACGCAAACTGACAGTGGTCAAAATATGATGGATACTACATATAATCCATTAAGCACAAACGAAGATTATTTCTTTCCTACTACAGCAGACGGACGTGGTAGTAGCGTAGAAGTGTTTCCTGGAGGCCAAAACCTAGGTGAAATCACTGACTTACGTTATTTTACCAATAAGATGTTCCGCGGTTTACGTATTCCTAGTTCATATTTGCCAAATGGTATAGATGAAAGCACAGCTACATTTAACGACGGTAAAACAACCACAGCACTTATTCAAGAATGGCGCTTTAATCAATACTGTATGCGCCTACAACGTTTGATCGTTGAAAAACTAGACATGGAATTTAAAATGTTCATGCGCTGGAGAGGTGTAAACATTGACAATAGTTTATTTGAACTGCGTTTCAATGAACCACAAAACTTTGCCAAATATCGTCAAATTGAACTTGATCAATCGAGAATACAAACATACACAGCATTAGAGCAAATTCCTTATTTAAGCAAACGTTTCTTGTTAGAACGTTACTTAGATCTAAGCGAAGAAGAAATGACACGTAACGATGAATTATGGGCGCAAGAAAATGCTAGTCCAGAAGATACACAGGCTCCTAATGCTGGATTACGTTCAGTAGGAGTAAGCAATGCTGGTATCCAACAAGACTTAGAAACACTGACTCCTACAGCAGCACCTGAAGAAGGTGGCCCAACAGGTGCCCCAGATGAAACAGGAGCACCTAATGCACAAGCAGTTGCACCTGGTGGTGGAGCCTCAGGTGGCAGTGCTGCGATGTAATTGGTAAATAATAATATGAACCTACTAGAAGTATTTGACCAAGACCCTGCAGGTTATCGTAATGAACAAGACGATAACACTGAAGTTAAACTAAGTGATCTACGTAAGACTAAACTTACGTTGAAGCAAATCAACCGCCTACGTATAATGAATGACGTTCGTAAATTAGAGCATGAACAAAAGCTAGATGGGGTGCGTAAACAGTATGCAAAACCTCTTGAAGAACCTGCTCAATAATTATCACATCAAAATCAATCAAAAAACACCCATTTAACCCTGGTTTGTAATAAATTTGTTAAATACTTTAACATAATACATTCTATTCAAGTATTAGTCCGGATTTAATATTAATTTTAAGGAGTTCTTAAATGAGCAACAAATATGAACAACTAGTCGAGTTTATCATTAATGATGAAACAGACAAAGCTCGTGCATTGTTCCACAAAATCGTTGTGGAAAAATCACGTGATATCTACGAAAGTTTAGTAGAAGAAGAAGATTTAGATGAAGTTGGTGGTAACGAAGTTGAAGGTCTTGTTAGAGACGTTCAAATGGATGAAGAAGGCATTTCAGAAGATGAAGAAGAATTCGGCGACGAAGATTCAGAAGAAGATGAAGGCGATTTTGACCACGAAGAATTTGGCGGTGAAGAACAAGAAGAAGGCGAATTAGAAGATCGCGTTGTTGATTTAGAGTCAGCAATTGATGAACTAAAAGCTGAATTTGATGCATTAATGGCTGACGAAGAACATGAGCCAGAACATCATAATGGTATTGATGATCCAGACTTTAGCGAAATTCATGGCGGTGAAGAAGATTACGGCCAAGAAGATGAAATGGAAGGCATGATGTATGAGTCAGCTGAAGAAGATGACGAAGAAGAAGATGACGAAGAAGAAGATCTTGAAGAGTCAGTAATTGTTAAAGAATATGTAAACAAAGTTGGTACTCCTTACTCAGGTGATTTAGATGGTAAAGAAGGTAAATCAGTTGGAACTGGTGCTCGCACACAATCTGTTAATCCTAACACTAAAAACCCAGTAGCAGGTAAAAACCCATTAAGTTCAGGTGCTGCAAGTGCTCGTAACATTGCAACTGGCAAAGCTAACAAAGATCCTAATGGCACAAGCCCAGCTAAAGAAGAAGGTGCTAATGCTTACAAGAAAGGTGAAACACAACAACCATTAGCAAGTAAAGATGGTGGTTATAGAAATCAAATCGGCGGCAACGAGAAATATTGGTCAGAAAAAGAAACTGCTGGCCACGGTGCTGAGAAAGTTGGTGGTAAAGAAGGTAAACTAGCTGGTAATGACGGTTCACGTCCAATCCAAAAAACTAGTGTTATCAAAACAACACCACGTTAATTAGGAAACTATAATGGCTTTATATCTTAAAGAGAACTTAACATTTGACGCAGCTAGACTAGAAGTCTTAACTGAAAGCTCAGCTGACGGAAAAGGTAAGAATCTTTATATGAAAGGTATATTCATTCAAGGTGGTGTTCGTAACCACAATGAACGTGTATATCCAGTTCATGAGATTGAAAAAGCCGTTAGCACACTAAATGAACAAATCAAGGGTGGTTACAGCGTTTTAGGCGAAGTAGATCACCCTGATGATTTGAAAATTAATTTAGATCGTGTTTCACATATGATTACTGATATGTGGATGGATGGTCCTAATGGCTTTGGTAAATTAAAGATTCTTCCTACTCCAATGGGTCAATTAGTTCAGACCATGTTGGAATCAGGAGTAAAACTTGGTGTTTCGTCTCGTGGTAGCGGCAACGTGAGCGAGGGAGACGGCAAAGTCAGTGACTTTGAAATAGTTACTGTAGATGTAGTTGCGCAACCAAGCGCACCTAACGCATATCCAACAGCGATTTACGAAGGACTGATGAATATGCGTGGAGGTAGTAAGGTATTCGAAATGGCTAAAGAAGCCAGCGCAGATCAAAAGGTACAGAAATATTTGAAAGAGCAAGTTACTCGCTTGATCAAAGATTTGAAAATTAAATAGGAGATCACAATGTTAGACGCTATCAAACCATTGTTGGAAAGCGGCATCATTAATGAAGATACTAAGCAAGCAATTAGCGAAGCTTGGGAATCACAAATTAATGAAGCACGTGAAGCTGTTCGCTCAGAATTGCGCGAAGAGTTTGCACAACGTTATTCACACGACAAGAAAGTAATGGTTGAAGCTCTAGACAAAATGGTTACTGAAAGTCTTACCGCTGAACTTAAAGAGTTCGCCGATGAGAAACAAGCTCTAGCAGAAGACCGCGTGAAATTTAAACGTCACATGGTTGAAAATGCAGGTAAATTTAATAGTTTTATGACTACTAAATTAGCTGAAGAGATCCAAGAGTTGCGTCAAGATAAGAAAGTTCAAAACGAAGCAGTTGCTAAGTTAGAGAAATTTGTTATCCACGCCCTATCTGAAGAACTTAAAGAGTTTGACCAAGACAAGAAAGCAGTTATTGAAACTAAAGTAAAACTAGTAGCAGAAGCTAAGACACAATTAGCTAAACTACAAAGTGAATTTGTTAGTCGCAGTGCTAGACTTGTTAAGGAAGCAGTAGCAACCAATCTAGGCTCAGAATTAGGTCAACTAAAAGAAGATATCCAAGCTGCTCGTGAGAACATGTTTGGTCGTCGCTTATTTGAAGCATTTGCAAGTGAATTCGCTGTAACACACCTAAGCGAAAACGCTGAATTCGCAAAACTTAAAGCACAAATTGCCAAGAAAGATAGACAATTAGCTGAAAGCAAACGATTAATTGCTGAAAAAGAAGTTCTAGTTGAATCAAAAGAAAAAGAAGTTCGAGTTATCAAAGAAAGTGTTAGCCGTAAGGAGACACTAAATGGATTACTCAAAACATTAAATAAAGAGAAAGCTGACGTAATGTCTAGCCTACTTGAAAGTGTGCAAACTGAAAGACTTCAGGCTGCATACGAAAAGTATTTGCCAGCAGTTCTAAATAATGCTCCAGCAGTCAAAGCTGAAAAAGTGATGATTGCAGAAAGCCGCGTAGAAGTAACTGGTGATAAATCTGCTAAAATTAACGTTGCTGACGCTACAAATGTAGTCGACATCAAACGTTTAGCAGGGCTAAAATAGTAGTATAATTTTTTAAAGGAAAAATAAAGAAATGAAAACCCAACTATTAGAAAGCCGTTGGAGTGAGACCAAAGACGCCCTGTTAGAAGGTCTACAAGGTTCTAAAAGAACCTCAATGGCAATTATCTTAGAAAATACTAAGAAGCATTTGATGGAAAATGCAACAAGTGGTGCTACAGCAGTAGGTAACGTAGCAACATTGAATCGCGTGATTCTTCCAGTGATTCGTCGTGTTATGCCAACAGTTATCGCTAACGAAATCATCGGTGTTCAACCAATGACAGGTCCAGTTGCACAAATTCACACATTACGTGTGCGTTATGCAGATTCGACACCTAGCGGTGCAGCAGGTGATGCAGCAGTACCAGGTGATGAAGCATTATCACCATTCAAGATTGCTTATAGCTATTCAAGCCAAACTACAACTGGCTTAGCAGCTTCTACAAGCTCACTTGAAGGTACACCAGGTTCACGTATTAACGTTCAAATCTTGAAACAAGTTGTTGAAGCGAAAAC